TGGAATCAAAGATAGATTGAATAAATCAACATTAGTAGAAATAGTAACCGCATCAAATATGCTAGGAAGAGGTATTGGAAAAAGAAAGCTAGAGCCTATTTTTGAAATGTATCCTAATTTATTTACACTTTTGATTTCAAATCAAGAATTAAAAGTAATGTTGCTTTCGGTTAATGGAATTGGTGACGAAAATGCGAACAGTATAGTAGAAAATATGAAAAAAATGAAGGAGTTTTTAGTAGATGCGAACTTAATACATAAATTGTGCAATCAGTCTACCCAACATCCCAAATCAATCGTTCAATCCAACCATATATTACATGGAAAAAACATAGTAATGACAAAAGTCAGAGACGCCAATATAATATCCGCATTAGAAGAATATGGTGGCAAGTTAGAGAATAGTATAACCAAAAATACATTTGCGTTAATCACAAAAAGTCACGACGATGTTTCATCTAAAACGAAAAAGGCAAATGAATTAGGAATCCAGATAATGACCCCAACCGAATTCTCTGAAAAATATCTATAACTATCGTATAATTTTATTGGGTCTCGGTGATATGATATATACTTCATTCTCCTCAGAAAATCTAACCGATTTTTTTGTGATGTTAACTTTCTTTATGGTAGGAAACATTGGTACGAACAATGTGCAAACCGCCGGAGATATTTGTTTGATACAATACATTGCTTTGTTTTAAATATGCACACAAAAAATAACATACATTCCCAAATATATGTTATTTTGATAACTAAACATATTTTGGAAGACAATTAATATCTACCATATGTTTATCCGCGTCTTCATTTTTACTGATAAATTGATTGAAAAATGAGAACCGCAATTGTTCTTGAGGGGTATGTTTATGTACTGTACGTGCGATCATTTTATATAATTTAAAATCCGGGTAACGTTCTTCTCCGTTTTTTTTATATAATATATTCTTATCATTGTCATCTAGACACCATCTATGTATTGTTTTTTGCAATTCATCGTAATCATTATAATCTAAGCGTTCTGGGATAATAAAATCGTAAATAGAACACCCCAGTCGACATAAATCAAAACTCATGTTTGGTTCTAGTCTTGGTTTTTTATTATTAAAGAATGGTTCACAGTTGTATTGAGTGTCCGCATCTCCACCTGGCCCAAAGCTATCAGAACAATATGTTGTGCCATTAAATCGATATATACTTCGCCCAAAATCAATTATTTTATATATTCTACCATAAGTGGGAACTTTATATACAATATTCTCGTACTTGTAAAACAAAAATGGAATATCGGTTTCAATATACATAATATTATTCGTATGAAGATCATTGTGTGTAAATGAAAATAGCTTCTGATATATAATAAGTGTCATTACTATTTGAAAAAGAGCACTTGCGGTATTGTCAACTGTAGCATTGCCCGATATAAATAGGTCATCCAGAGTGCCGTCACATTTTTCAAGACATATCATTTGAACGGGATAATTTCTAATATATGCGTTTTGTTCTTCCTCTCGATTCGACGTGCTGTCGGAATTATCTGAATCGTCATATTCAGTCTCAGATTCGCTCTCATTATTTTCATTTGTATCCGTATCCGTGGTATATGCGATAGAACTATCGTCATCACTTGATTGATTATCGTCATCACTTGATTGATTATCGGTATTGTTGTCAATTGTGCTGTCGTACATAATACAATCGTCAAGTGTATCAATCGCAATATCGGATACATCAACTAGACATTCTGTTAATGAAACTGCTGTAATATTATGATTTGTTTTAGAGATACATAGCTTAGGTCGTTTTTTCCTGGATTCGTCATCGTGATACTGGTCTACGTCTATATTTTCAAGAGTAAAAAGAGTATTCATATTGTCATTAAAAAACGTGGATGAAGATAAATAATCAAGGTCATCTGACACGTCGTACTTATAACTATTTTGGATTCCTATAAATGAACCGTAAAAATCTAAACAATTGAAGACATTATGAGTTTGTAGTGTCATACTACTCAAATAACAGAAAAATGAATCAACATATGAACAGTTATGGTTAGAACTTACTTTAGAAAGTACATTATCTGAAGAGTCTTTTAAAATACAAGTAGGATAAGGCAAATTATGAATATATTCTTTATCATTTTCATACTTTCCTACCATATAATGTAGCGGGTCTAATAATGGAGAATATTTAAAGAATACATCTTGATTATGTTCGATATTCGACATATCGACAACCAAATGAGTATTGAGAAAATGCTTAGAATGATTGAGTTGAATAGTATTATAGTTTTTACAAGAAAGAGTAAATAGTGTATCATAAACAGGGTTATATTTCTGTAGTTTGTCTAGTTGAAATGGATTGTAGTTATTTTCAATATCACTATGTGATTGTATATAATTTTGTTCTAAAGATGATAAGTCAATTGAGTTAGTTTTATAATATCCAATGGAAAATTTATTATCACCCATCATTTTTGTATTCATATACAAGTTTTACTATAACTATTTAATACATTTTTATGCTTAAATACAAACTAATACACGTATAATTTCGTAACAAGAATCATAATCTCGTTTGAATTACTTTAGAATAATATAATATTAAAGTATTGTAACAGTAATAATGAGCTTAGAATTAAAAAAATTTAACATGCGCGAAATAACATTTAAACCTGATGAAAATAAAGGACCAGTAATTGTTATGATAGGAAGACGTGATACAGGTAAATCGTTTTTAGTAAGGGATTTGCTATTTTATCATCAAGATATTCCAGTTGGAACAGTAATGTCTGGAACTGAAGCTGGAAATGGTTTTTATGCCGCTCACGTTCCTAAGTTATTTATTCATGAAGAATACAACACAGTCCTTATTGAAAATATATTGAGACGTCAAAAAACGGTATTAAAGCAAGTAAACAAAGAAATAGAACAACATAAGAAGAGCAAAATCGATCCAAGATGTTTTGTAATTTTAGATGATTGTTTATACGACCAATCATGGACTCGCGATAAAATGATGCGATTATTATTTATGAATGGTCGTCATTGGAAGGTAATGTTAATAATCACAATGCAGTATCCACTAGGTATTCCTCCCAATTTAAGAACAAATATAGATTATGTATTTATCTTACGTGAGCCATATTTAACAAATCGTAAGAGAATATGGGAGAATTATGCGAGTATGTTTCCAACATTGGAATCATTTTGTAGTGTAATGGACCAAACAACCGAGAATTATGAATGCTTAGTCATTAATAATAATGCGAAATCCAACAAATTAAACGACCAAATCTTCTGGTATAAAGCAGAAAACCATCCTCCATTTAGATTAGGTGCGAATGAATTCTGGGAAATGTCAAAGCAACTTGGTTCAGATGATGAAGATGAGGCGTATGATCCAAGTAAAGCCAAACGAAGTAAGGGACCTGCTATAAACGTAAAAAAAAGCAAATGGTAATAGTGTATTATGTATGTATAGAATACACTATTCTTAATGGTATGAGTTATGGGTCATATAGGTCTTCATTCACCTCAATTTCATCATCCGAATCAAAATAATCATCGGTATCATATAAATTATCTGTACGAACATCAGTTACATGAATGAGTTCATCTAAGTGGGTTGAAAATTCTGGGTCAAATGCGAACAATGATGTATTGCTCTCATCGGCAATTTGTCCTTCTTCAGTTGTATCGTCGTCTGATATATCGTCTTCTATCGTTGTATATTTTGTAATCGGTTTTACATATAGTACTGGTTCAGTTTTACCATTGAGAGTAATAAATGATGTATATTTTTTTCTATCTTTAAATACAATTATTTTCCTACCAATTCCGGGGCATTCTTTAATGATACTATTCATTTTTCGGGACATAAGTTTATAATTAGGTATCTTTTTACTAGTATCGAAATTATATTTGAAATGAAGGAAATTTGTTAGAGCTGATTTAAATGTCTCAATTAGAATACTGTTTGGAAAATCGTCATTAATATTTAATATTGAATAATATTCATTAATCATATCATAAATGCTTTCAATAATTTCATCTTCGTCTTCATTATTAACGAATTGATTAATGAATGTATCGCGTATAATAAGTAGATTATGTTTCGCAAATAGTGCAATATCGAATTCGCATAGAAAAAACTGATGTATAACATTTGGCATAATTGCAAGTCGTGTTTTCATATTGAAATATATATTATATAGATTACTGGTTGAGAATGGGACCCCATTATATGGGTTTTTAGGTGGCATTGGCTCTGAATAAAACATTGGAGAATTACAAACAGCCGAAATAATAATCCGCGAAAGATCTTGTAATGTAAATAAATAACAACAGTTGTTTTCATATAACCGAAACATATTTTTTTGTGAAGGTAGGATGGGTGTTAAAAACAAGTCGTCGGTAACCTTTATTTTTGAGTATCTATATTTTATACGTTTGGCAAGAGTATTAAACGCCCAATATGTCTTCTGGATTTTACAAAAGAAGTCAATATACAATTTGCGATTTTCATCTGAAAAAAAGAAACTATCAATATATGTGTTTTTTAGGTTTTTGAATTTTGGTTCATCTGAGAATACAAAAACGCATTTAACAAAATCTATATGCAGGTTATTATTCGAATTCTTAAATATATGTTCGATATACGACATACGTCCGATAGATTTATGGCTGACATTTCCGAGAGATTGACAGTTATCAATATCTATATCT